CCCAACAAGGTCACGCGCACGATCCGCGAGGCCGTCGAGAAAGCCGCCCGCGACTGCCACCCGCAGGGGCTTGCAGGCTGGCTGGTCGAGCGGGCGCAAGGCTCGATTGGCGACCGCCAGATCTTCGCCGCGATGGTGAACAAAGCCATGCCGCTGCAAGTCCAGGCCAACGTGCAAGGCGGCGTCAAGCTGGAACTTTCTTGGCTGTCGGCGCGTACTGTTGGCGCGAATGCGGCACAAATGCTGGAGCCGCAGACGCAAGTGCTTGATCTGGAACAAGAACCCGGCGGCAGTTACCGGATTAAGGATCAGCAAGGGCCGCTGACGGGCGCTCCGCGCATCGCGCCGGACGATGGGCATGAGGGGGAAGACGGCACCCCCCCGGCGGCATAGGGCACAGGGCAGGCTATGCGGGCCTACAGCGCGTTGCTGGCCGTGCTTGGCTACATGGGTAGCCTGACGCAGTGGCAGCGCCTTGTAGGGCCTCTAATCGCGTGGGGCTGGGCTGGCCGACCCCCCACCCCCCGTCGAGCCGGTGGGGGGGAGGGGTGCCGGGGCTGGAGCCTCACCCCAAAATCTCCCATCCCCATTTCCTAAGTTGAGAAATCATGGACATGCAATCCCTCATCCAGTCCCTGCGTGATCGCGGTCGCAAGATGGTCAGCCTCGACACGCCGAAGGACGCTGACCTGTACGACCTTGGTGCGGATCTGGTGGGCGGCTTTACGCCTGGGGTCGGCACCGCGCTCTCGCTGCGCGACTACGAGCGTGCGCGTCGGGAGAATGATTACCTGGGCATGGCGCTCTCGGCGGCGGGCACGATCCCGGTCGCGGGCGGGGCCGCACGGGCGGTCAACAAGGCCAGGGCAGCGGTCAAGGGCGCGTCTGTGAGTGGCCGCACGGCGGCGGCTGAGAGCAGGAAGGCGGAGCCTACCCTGCGGGAGGCGATTGAGTCTGCTGCTGGCGATGTGACTGCGAACGTCAAGCCTAAGGTCTCGCGGATTGATCTGGATCTTCGCACGCCCGAGGGCGAGGCTGCTTTTGTCAAGAAGTACGGTCGCAAGCCCGTGCATTTAATGAATGAGCAGGAGCGTGTTTCTCGGTTTGGCCCTGCGATGGCGGAAACGCCTGAGGCGCGGTTGTCTGATTTGAGGAGTCGCAGAGAGTTGTCGATTCCTGGCGGTATTGGGCCTGATGCGCCGCCGATGACATTGGCTGATCAGGCCAAGATTTCGGCGCAGGCGATTGACTACAACGACCTTGATCCTGCTCTCGCGCTTGATATTCACAAGCGTCTGGTGCAGTCGGTTGACCCGGGCGCAGATCCGTCGCGTTTGGAGTTGATGAATCGTCTTGGTTTTGGCATTACTTCTGGCAATGCGCCGATTACCAAGAATCTTGTTGAGTGGGCACAGTTGCGCCCGCGCAGTGAAGCGGAGATGGCCGAATGGGCGAGGTATTCGCCTGTTGGCCCGAATGAGTCGATCCCCGGCGAGGGAGCGACAAACAGGCTAAACACTGCAATCAATGAGGCATATGGCGTTCAGGCTGCTGGCCGTGGCGGCACTGGTGTCGCTAACACTGCGAATCGTCAATATGTGTCCGATCTTGCCAAGATGCTGCGCCAGGACGAGGGATTTTTTAGGCGAGGCGCGAATGAGCCTGAGGCGTTTTACGTTGAACGGCTAATGAATCAGGTGCGCGGTCTTGGGCCAAAGACCGGATCGCTTGGTTTTGCGATGGTTGAGCCGCAGACATCGAATATTTCTGCGATTGACCGGCACATTGCTGACCTCACCCGCGAGCAGATCCGTGCGAATCCCGGCACTCGGGCTGTTTATGAGCAGCAGATGCTCAATGCGTTCAACAGATCGCAGCCAGACAGCAAGAAAGCGAAGACTTACCAGACTGCTCGCAAGCGTGCAGGCGAGGCGGCTGATGATGTTGAGGCCGAGCAGTTTAGGAATGTGGTTTCAACGCCACAAGAGATGAAATTCCGTGAGGCCAAGACCGGAAACATCCGTGAAGGCGTGCCTGCTCACTTGAGAAATCTGCCGTTTTACGAGCCTGACAAGGCAGCAACCATTGGCCCAATGTATGCCACTGCGTTGCGAATGATCAAAGAGGGTGGCGAGCCTCGAGGCATTGGCGGGTTTTCAAATCAATGGCACGACTGGGACTTTCAGCGTTCGCGTGCCGAGCCGCACGCTGCATTGAATCCGATGGCAACGCAGATGGAGCGCATGACTCCAGAAGAATACAAATTGGTTCGGGACACGTTCTCTGAGGCTGGTGCGATGAGGACGACAAAGAACCCGGCGACGGGTCGCCTTGAGCCTTTGCGTCAAACGCCTGATTTCCGTCGCTTGATTTATGGCAATGCGACACCGGCAATGCTTGGAGTTTTGGGGGCTGGTGCTGGAGGCATTGTTCTGAGCGATGCGTATGCAAATGCTTTGCGTGCTGCTCGCAGGCCTCAGAAGGAAGAAGAGAAAGAGGCTCAGTGAAAATCCAGGAGTACAAGCCCCGCTCGGTCTTTGCGCCCCTGCACAACAGGCGGGAGCGGTGGACGACGGTGGTGGCGCACCGTCGGGCGGGCAAGACGGTCGCCATGTGCGCGGATCTGGTGATCGGGGCGCTCGAAACTAGCCTGCCGCGCCCGCAGTTCGCGTACCTCGCGCCCTTCAGGGCGCAGGCCAAGATGGTCGCGTGGGCGTACCTTAAGGAACTCACAAAAGACCTCCAGAGCAAGCCTCCAAACGAGTCTGAACTCAAGCTCTCGCTTAATAACGGGCACGGTGGCGAGTCAACGATCTATGTGGCCGGTGCCGATAACCCTGACTCCCTGCGCGGTTTGTACTTCGATGGGGTTGTTCTGGATGAGATCGGTGACATGCGGCCTACGGCGTGGTACTCGGTGCTGCGTCCGGCGCTGTCTGACCGCAAGGGCTGGGCGATCTTTGCCGGAACGCCTCGGGGCAAGAACCTTTTCTGGAATCTCAGAGAAGAGGCGCGGCTGAATCCCAGCACGCACCTGCTCTTGGAGTTGCCAGCGAGCAAGACCGGGATCATTGACCGGGACGAGTTGGCCGATGCGCGTGTCCAGATGACTGAGGATGCGTATCTGGTTGAGTACGAGTGCTCATTCGATGCCGCGATCCCAGGCGCGTACTTTGCGCGGCAGATTGGCGAGGCGTATGAGCAGGGCCGGATCGGTGAGTTTGAGGTTGATCCTGACCTGCCTGTTGATCTGGTGGCTGACCTTGGGTTTACGGACTCCTGCTCCTGGTGGGGCTGGCAGACCACGAGCGATGGCTACCGGATCGTGGACTTTTACGAGGCCGACAGCCAGCCGATCCAGCACTACATCGACTGGGTGAAGAACAGGCCTTATAAGGTGAATAACGTCTACCTGCCCCATGACGCGAGGGCCAAGAGCCTCCAGACGGGCAAGTCGATCATCGAGCAGTTCCTGGCAAACGGTATCCGTCCCCAATTAGTGCCTGAGATGAGCCTGCAGGACGGGATCGAGGCGGCGCGGTTGGTTCTGCCGCAGTGCTGGTTTGATGAAAAAGTGACCTATGAGGGTCTGGAGCACCTGCGGGCGTACATGCGGGAGTGGGATGAGCGCACCCAGACCTACCGCAGCAGGCCCAAGCACGACCAGCACAGCCACGCGAGTGATAGTTTCAGGTATCTGGCGCTATCTGCGCGTCCTGTGATGAGAAAGGCTCAAGGCGGGGTTAAAATGCCAAGGCCTTGGCATGAAGGCGGGGCACATTACGCCTTTTCTCTGGATCAGATCTGGGATTGCGGGCCGAGGGACAGCGCGAGGATAGGGTAATGATTGAGCAGCAGGGAAAGATCACCAGTGCCGAGGACTTCAAGGCGACCCCTGCTGGCATGGCCCAGCGCTGGGGCACAGAGATCTCGGCGGCGCGTCAGGAACTGCGAAAGTTCCACGATGACGCCAAGAAAATTGTCCACCGCTACCTAGACAAGCGCGACGACTTCGGGCGCGACGAGAGCAGGGTCAACCTGTTCTGGTCAACCATGAAGGTCATGTTCTCGATGCTCTATGCACGGCCACCTAAGGCCGATGTGAGCAGGGCGTGGCAGGACTCTGACGACGATCAGGCCCGTGTGGCCGGGACGATCCTTCAGCGCCTGCTGAATCGGTCGTTCGCGGACAACATGAGCCCGTGGGACGCAGCGGTCAGGAACGGGATCGAGGACTGGCTGGTCGTTGGCATGGGTCAGGTCTGGCTGCGCTACGAGGTCAAGACCGAGCCTTACATGGTCGATGCGGTCATTGACCCGATGACCGGGACTGAGTTGGTGCCCGCGACCGAGGGCGAGCGCATCGTGCATGAGGATGCGGCCTGCGACTATGTGTACTGGGAGGACTTCTTCTGGTCGCCTGCGCGGACATGGGCCGAGGTGCGGTGGGTCGCCCGGCGCGTTTACATGACCAAGGATCAACTGGTCGAGCGCTTCGGTGAAGAGATCGCCAGGATTGTCCCGATGGACAGGGGCAACAAGTCCACCAACGTCAACGAGACCCCCAAGTACGACCCGTGGGCCAAGGCCGAGGTATTTGAGATCTGGTGCGAGGAGAACAAGAAGGTCTACTGGTACGCAGCCGGCTCCGAGGTCATCTTGGATGTCAAGGACGACCCGCTGCAACTAGATGACTTCTTCCCGTGCCCGAAGCCTCTGGTGGCGAACGCGACCACCAGCAACTTCATGCCCCGTGCGGACTATGTGTTCGCGCAGGATCAGTTCAATGAACTGGACGAGATCAACACCCGGATCACATGGCTGACCCGTGCGGCCAAGGTAGCCGGAGTCTATGACAAGTCGGCTGGCGATAGCGTGGGCCGGATGTTCTCGCAGGCCGCTGAGAACCAGTTGATCCCTGTGGATAACTGGGCGATGTTCAGTGAGAGCGGCGGCATCAAGGGCAAGGTGGACTTTGCTCCAATCGACCAGATCGTCAATTGCATTGAGCGCCTGCGCGGGTATCGCCAGGACAAGGTGATGCAGATCTATGAGGTCTTGGGTGTCTCTGATGTCATGCGCGGCAGTTCCAAGGCCAGCGAGACGGCCACCGCGCAGCAGATCAAGGCCCAGTTTGGCTCGACCCGTGTGCAGTTGATGCAGTTCTATATCGCTGAGTGGATATCGCACGCGCTCAAGATCAAGGCCGAGATCATCTGCAAGCACTGGCAACCGGAGACGATTGTCCGGCGCAGCAACATCGAGCGCACGCCCGATGCCCCGCTGGCGGGTGCCGCGATCCAGTTGCTCAAGGATGAAGAGATGGCCGAGTACCGGATCTCGGTTGAGGCTGACTCGATGGCCGCGATGGACTGGGCCGAAGAGCGTGACGCTGCCGTGCAGTTCCTGCAAGGCATGGGCGCGTACATCTCGCAGGTCTACCCGATGGCGCAGCAGACTCCGGGGGCTGGCCCTGTATTGATGAAGTTGCTCCAGTGGGGTCTGGCGAAGTTCCGGGTGTCGTCCGAGATCGAGAGCGTGATTGATCAGGCTGTCGCCTCGATGCAGCAGGCGATGGCGCAGCCTCCGCAGCCGCAGGGGCCGACGCCTGAGCAGCAGATCGAGCAGGCCAAGTTGCAGCTTGAGGCCGAGAAGATCCAGAGCAACGAGCGGATCGCTGCGATGGAGGCTCAGTCTGATCAGCAGATCGCTGCGCTGAAGGCGACCATTGATCTCCAGAAGATCGAGATGAAGGCCAAGTTCGATCAGATGGCCGCGCAGTTCGATCAGTTCCAGCAGATGATGCAGATGCAGACGCCTGAGGCTCAGGTCGAGAAGGTCGCGGGTGCGCTGGAGCAGACGGCCATGAGCAACGAGGCCATGCGCGAGCAGATGCAGATGATGATGCAGCAGATGGCCCGCAAGCGCAGGCGCATCCCGATCAGGGATCAGAACGGCGACATCCTTGAGGTGCGCGAGGTCGATGACGATGAAGAGGACGACCTCTTGCCTGGGGCGCAGCTTGCGATGAGTGGCGGTGTCCCTGATCTGCCTCCAGCTATCTCAGGCGCTGGCCCTGAACTCCAATCGTAAGGATTGATCCATGGCTAATGCCATCTACCCCAAGTACAAGGAAACGATCCTTGGCGCGGCCACCAACACTAATTTGCTGTCTGGCACGGTCAAGGTCGCGTTGGTCGATACGGGCGTCTACACCTACAGCGCCGCGCACCAGTTCCTGACCTCGCTGACCGGCGTTGTCGGCACCGCACAGACCATTGGCGCAACCAAGTCGGTGACCAACGGTGTCTTTGATGGCGGCGATGTCACCTACACCGCAGTGACTGGCAACACGGTTGAGGCTCTGGTGATTTATGTGGACACCGGGTCTGCTGCGACTTCTCCGCTGGTGGCGTACATCGACGTTGGTGTGACGGGTCTGCCTGTGACTCCCAACGGGGGAGATATCACGGTGACCTGGAACGCTTCCGGCATTTTTGCGCTGTAACCATGCCAAACATCAAGCACGCATTCACCTCCAGTAAATCGGATGGGGCGGATGCCACTCTAGTCCAGC